ACGTGGCCGTCAACTTTTCGTTGGTACTTCGCCCCTAGCCTTGCGTAGGTCTCCCCAACAAGGCTCTTTGCACTGTCGATTTGCTTGCCTAGGTCAGCCGCCGTGTATTGAGCTGCGCCCTCTCCCGCTTCGATCAAAGCAGCCTGGTCTACAGACATTTTAGAGAATTCTTGAGAGACCTTCTCTGCGGCCTTTGCTTGGTTTGCCCTTAACGTGCTGTCACCATGACGAGTAAGGACCCCGCCTGCCCCCCTCACGACGCCCCTAGCACCTTCAAACAAGTACTTAGAACGAGTGACTACGTCGAGTGCAACGTCTGGGCTTATCGTAAAGACGAGGCTTGGAAGAAAGGAGCCTTGGTAGGGGTCCGCGTCAGGGTCGCCGCGCCAAACTTTCTTTGCCTCTTCCGTAGAGCGAGCAAAAGCTTCCCCGACCCCTTCCTCAATAAAAGGATTTAATCCAGCAAAGGCTGTCTCAAATGGAACTTCCGCAAACTCTGCAGCGCCACGCACCTTGCGCGATATAGATGCAGCAATCTCGTCTTGGTTTCGGATAATTGTTTCGTCTATGCCTTTAAGGCCAGGAACCATCTCTAGAGCTTTGAAGACAATCGGAGCTACGCCTGGGGCCATGCCAGCCCCAGTAAGCGTTCTGCCCATTAAACCGCGAGTAAGGATGTCCGTTGTAGTTGCGGTCGGCCCGCCGACTACAACCCCTGTTTCGTCAATCTCTTGCCATGTTCGTGGTAGCTGATCAACTCCAGACTGCATCCCGTACTGGTCTAGGCTTGGCAATGCGTAAAGGCCAGCAAGGGCTGCCACGTTTGCCTTAAGCATTGAATCTTCAGCAAAAGAAGCCCCCCTTTCTCGAGCGGCAAGCCCCTCAGAGATATTCCAAAGCAATTCTTTCCTAGGGTCTTTCGGGTGAACCTTGTTTACCCACTTGAGCCGCTCATCCATTGTTTTGCCGGCTAAGCCCAGCATGTCTGCGTTTGCGCTCATTGAGCCAAACAGTGGCCCAGTTACCGGAGAAACAAGAGTCCCCGCCGTAGAGAAGAACTTGTCTCCTTTGACCAGCACACCAGGGGCACCTAGTTGCGGAGGCTCGCCCGTGTCTAGGAGAGACGTGATGTCTTCCTGAGGAACTCCAGGGGAAGCCCTGTCCTCAAGGTACAAGCTTTTAGCAGTAGCCCTTACCTCTGAAGGGAACATCCCTGTGGCTTCAGCCTCTTTCCCAGCCCTAGCTACTCTTGACCGAAGGAGGGCGGCGTCTTCTTCGCGCCTTAAGATGCCCTCTTCTTCGCGGGCCTGCTCGTCGTCTACAAAGTAGTTGCCAAAGGCCTCTTCAGCAGACATCTCCCTAGGGGCTTCGTCTGCGAAGTAGCCCCCAAAGGCCTCTTCAGCAGACATCTCTTTGGGGGGCTCCTCCGCAGAGTAGTCCCCAAAGGCCTCTTCGATAGACATCTCCCTAGGGGATTCGTCAGACATGCTCTGCCCTCATTAACTAGTAGCTACGTTTTAAGGGAAAATAGCAGGGACTGTGGCGCTGGGACTGTCGTTGTTGCGCCAGTAGTACTTGCTTCCGACCTTGATTCGCTGAAACCCTGGGCCAGGGCTCTCTCTTTGCGAAGGCTTTTTGTCGGCGTCAGCCATTGCTGCATCCAACTCGTCTTGCTTTCCGCTCGGCTTTTGTGACCTACTGAAATTTCGGTTCTGTTTAGTTCGCTCCCGGTCCCGCAAGCCCCCCATAGTGCTTTCGCCGGCAGCCCCCTGGCGCCCACGCCTTTCTGCCCGCTGAGACAAAAACATAGATCTAGCCAAGTCAAACTGAGAACTCGCGGGCAGGCTTACTACGAACGTTTGTGCAGACTGAGGATTGTTGAACATGCCAACCTCAGCCATTTGAACTGAAAGCGCATTTATCTGGCCATCGTTAAGCGGCTCTGCCTGCTCTTTAACGGCTCCCGACACGTTCCTAGCTTGGATCCCAAAGCCGATGCTCTTCTGCTTTTCGTACTCTTCTCCACCTTCACTGAAGAGGACAAGTTTGTCGCTGATTTTTCGTGCTTCATTAAGGTCAAATCCAAATGCCCTTGAGACTTCTTCCGGGCCAAACCTTTCGATTGCGTCCACAACCTCAGAAAAGTCCCTAGCTTTGGCGTTCTTACTCTTTAAGTACCGGTCTTTAAAAAGGGACAGTTCCTCCGAAAGCTTTTCAGGGGCACGAATCTCTGCGTAAGCTCTTGCGCCGTCCTCGCGCAATTTTTGGTCAAGCCTAATACGAGCAAACGCAGATGCCTGACGGGTAAGAGCAAGCCGTCGAGCCTTCTCCTCTCCAAAAACAGACTCTGCAAACTTCCGCACGCCTTCGTTCGGAGACGACAATGCCTCGGCTAGTTCAAGTTGTTGAGCAGGCTTCAACTTCCTCAGCGATGGCGAAACTTTAATTAGCTGAAGCGCAGAGTCTCGGAAGTCTGACCGAACTCTTTCCTCGTACTCCGTCTGAGTCTTGATTGCTTCCTTGTACCGCTCTCCACCAATCTTGCGAGCCTCTTCACTAAGGCTATCCACAAACTTCATTTGGTCTCGGATGCGCTCAGCGGTTGGCTTGCCAAGTCTAGTGTTCTTAGCTCGGCCAAGAAGAGTGCTCATGACATCGGAACTCTCAAGGGCGACAGCCTCATCCATTGTTTCAACGTCTAGACCAAACTGGGCGTATGGCCCTAGGTCCGCTCTTTTGCTTTCAACCGCCTGGATGGCTGACTCCACATCAGTGTTGAGCTGCCTTAGGGTTTGGTCTTCTTTGCTGAGTAGAGGGTTAAGGCCTTCTTTTGGGACTTCCGGGGAAAGAACAGCCATCACTGGGTCTTGCTGTTCTTTTGGCGTCTCTTGCTTGCGCTTGCGCCTGCTCTTTTTGGCAGAAGCCTTGGGCGTGCTGTCGTCCTGAAAGTCTGGGACAAACATTTGGTTTAAAAGATCGTATTGAGGTTTAGGGGCAACGGTTTCATCTGCCCTTCCCATCCTGTTCTGAAGATCGTATTGCTGGTCAGTAGCGGCATTTTCATCCGCCCTTCCCATTCTGTTTTGAAGATCATACCGCTGGTCAGCGGAAAGACTTTCATCCGCAGCAAGCATCTGATTCTGAAGATCGTATTGCTGTCTACGGGCAGCACTTTCATCCGCAGCAAGCATCTGATTCTGAAGATCGTATTGCTGTCTACGGGCAGCACTTTCATCCGCAGCAAGCATCTGATTCTGAAGATCGTATTGCTGCGCGGAACCCGAGACTGAAGCCTCTGGCCTGCCTAGTGTGTTTTGCAAGTCGTATTCTTGGCTAACAACATCGGGCCGGACAGTTGGTGCAGGAGGAGCAGCCATTGAGTTTAGTAGGTCGTACCCAGACTGCTGCGGCTGAGTGCTTGCAGCGGCAGGTTCGCTTTGAACTCCGTAGTTAAGCGCTTGACTCCTGCGCTGTCGGGCCTGCCTTAACCCCTCAGCGCCCGCTGGCCCTAATAGTCTTTCAAGCTGCCTGTCCTCCTCTGTTGACTCTCTCTCTTGAAACAGCCCGCGAGAGCCTGCGTCTAAATCTGGGGCCACATCAAAGGCTTCGTTTAGGTCTGGTGACTGGTTTGCCAGAGCGCCGAGGTACCCCATGCGGGCCCTGCTTCCCGGCTCAACAGAAAGACCTAGGTTTTCAAGCTCTTGCTGAGCCTGTCGCTGGCTAGTAAAGCGGTTCCTTGCTGCCAGCTCTTCTTCTCGACGCCTTGCCGCCTCAAGCTCAGCAGACCGAGCGTCAACTTGTTTGTTCTGTTGGACCCGCCCACGGTAAACATCCTGAGCACCTGGAGTGAACCCCTTTGGAGAAAGGCTCCCGACAACGCGAGAGTATCCAGTAGCTGGGTCAACCTCTACTCGAGACGCACCCATCGTGCCGGCTGAACCCCTCTTTCCTCCACGGGACTGTGAGGCTTGCTGTCCAGACTGGCTTCTTAGGAACTTGTCGAGCTCTTCTTTCTCTCGCTTGTCCTGAGCCTCAAAGTACCTAGCTTCTTGCAGGGCTTGCCTGCGAGCAAGTTGGTTTGCCCCGATGATCGAGTCTACAAACCCTAAAGCACCGCTAGCAATGCTACCTACGTCTTGCTGACCGTATCCGCCTCTTTTTGCCACAACAGACCCCTATCAATAACCAAGGTTATATGGGTTTTGGCCGTACAGGCCCGTACCACCAAGAAGTCCCTGGTTTCCCGCTCTTGACTGGTCAGTTGCAGCCTGTCCGTACAAGCCGGAAAACGCCGGGAGAAGTGTCTTGCCTAGGGCAATCTTTCCAAACTCCTTTGTCCCGGTGTCGATGCTCCCCGTAAACGGCTGGGCAATCGTACCAGCTATACCAGCCGCCGCAGAAATTGCCTCTGCGCTTCGCTTCTTCTGTCCAGCCTGGTCTCCAATCGCGCCCTGAGCAAGGGCCTGCTGGTTAGCCTTAATATTTAAATTGCTAGCCCTGCGTATAGCTCTTAACCTCTCAGGGCTGATCAGCCCAAAGTCACCGCCAAGTGATGGAAGGTACTGGCTCCGAGAAGCTATGGGTTTCTGCGCTCCAGCCATTGCAACCCGTTGCATTTGATTGCCACGCCTAGCTGCGTCCTTGATAGATCCGCCCGCTGCATAGTCAATGTACTGCTGTTGCGAAAGACGGTTTGCGGCCTTCTTGCCCTCGACCCCTGAAGCTATCCCGGCAGCAGCCCCTTGTGCAGCAAGGCCTACGCCAGTAGCTATTAGGCCTCCCACGATTGCAGGTATTGGCATGACTTACTCCTAGTACAGCGAATTTGTTGCGTCAGCTAGTCGTTGGCTAAAGCCAAACCCAAGCTTAGGAGGGCCAGGGGCCCGTGCAGTTGGTTGCTCAACCTTAACCTTGTCGGTGTCTCCGGAAGATTCAAGCGGGTTGTAAATGCTCCTAAATACGTCGTCGTCAGACTGCAGCCGGTTTCGGTGAAATATACGCATTCCCTCTTGATAAAAGGGCGTGATCGCTCGTCCAGCAAGAGCAAGTCTTGCGGCCTCTTGAAGGTTGCGATTTCTATTCTCTGCAGCCCTCATTGTAATTTGATTTTGAATGCGGTTTGATTGCATCCCCTGCTCTGCCCGCAAGGCGTCTTCAGCTCGAGCTGCAGACATGTCTGCAAAAGACTTCATGCCAGCGCCCCCAAGTCGCCCGTACGAGACAGGAGCCCTTTGAATTTGATTGGCCTGCATCCGGCTCCTCCTCATGTCCTGGAGGAAGCGCATGTCGCTTGGGCCAATAAGCGGATCTTCGTAAAGTGCCATTGGTAAACCTCTTTAGCCCACTCTAACCGAAGTCTTTGCGGAGGTCCCTATCAATAGGGGCGTCCTTCAACTGAGCCCCGCGAACAGGTCCGTAGTCAGCAATAATAATTAACTCAGTGTCACTAAAGATTACTGGCGGGTCGTCTCTTCTGCCGCCACCTAAAGCAACGACATCTTCTCTGAGATTTAGCGTGTGCCTAACGTTATGCCACCCAGCCATCAACAGACCAGGCTCTGGCGTGTTGAGTAGAGGGTTTGCTGAGTCACTGTGCATCCGAAGGCCAGTTAAGTCTTTGTTGTTTAACCCGTCAAACGGGCGGATAACCCAAGGCATAAGGATGCTTCTAGAGATGTTTGGCCTGTCTTGAATGCTACAGGCGCTAATCAATGACTGAGCTTGGAGGTACTCGTCTCCCGGCTCTTCTCGCTCACCTTCCCAGTGCCCGCGAACATCTACCCTAAACTTAAGATCTTGAACAACTGGGTTTCGGTCTGTGTCGCCGTTGCCCAAGCAGTGGTCCGTTAGCGTTACATCCCTGCTGTTACTTCTTAAGATCTTTGCTGAGAAGTAAACAGCAACTTTAGCTGGAGCTCTAAGCCGAAAGCGCAAGGCCCCGCCGGGGATGTCCGCAAAGTCTGTGTTTTTTGTAGGCCAACAAACCCAAGGAGAGCCTGTGGATTTTCTGTGGAAAACCTCTGTTAGCCCGTTCCTGCGAAAAGACGAGCCCCGGATTGATCCGTCCCCAAAGTTTTCCCCATGAACGCCAGACTGGAAAACGCCTTCGATTGAGTCTACGGCGTCAGACCACTGGTCTGCTCGCATTTTACCGTCGTTAACAAAGTCACTTGGGTGGGTGATGTTGAGTATGCTCATCGTTTAATCACAAACGCAGTTAGGTTTACATAGCCAACGTTGCTCGGAGAGATCGACTCTCCACTGTGCCTTGATATGTGCATAAGTACGGTGTTAGTGCCAGAGTCTTTTGGCTGGTATCCCCATACAATCTTAAGGCCTCCGTTTGAATCTACAGCGTAACCTTTAGATAAATTCCAACTTCCAATTTGATTCCCGGTGTTGTCGTCTCGAGCAGACAGCCTAATCTCGTAGCGGGATCTGTCTGCGTTTCTAGCGCTTGTAAGTGGCGTCGTATCCATAGATACCGTGCCGACAAGATAGACTCCGCAGTCTTTGTCTACTTGAAACGACAAAGAGCCTACGTTTGAAAATTGAGGGAAACTTCCTCCAAAGTTAGTTTTATTACTGTACCTGCCCTCAATTTCCTTAAAGGGCTCTCCCGGCTTTGCGTGGTACTGGTCTAAAGATCCGCGCTCTACGTTGTCCCAGGACAGGTCATTAATTTCGTCCTGAATAGACTCAATGTTTTTCTTTGTATTAGAGGCGCTTGAGACCTTTCCCTCTAAGTCTCGGTAGTCTTTTTCGTAGGTGTAGATAGCCATTATCGGTACAGCCCAAACGCAAAAATGTTCGCTTCAACGATCTTAATCCGCCAGTCTGTTTCGTTAAGCAAAGACCGAAACATTGCGCTCGGAGAAAACTCAACCGGCCCACCGCGAACATCAAAGCAAGCAACCGTCGCAATAGAGCAACCCCACTGATAGGAGTTAAACGAACCGACTGCCTCTGCTGCAGACAAGCCTCCTTGGCTGCATCGCGCCTTAAGGGACAACGTTCCGCGCTGCTCTTCGTCTCGCCGCTCACCAAGGTTTACTCGCTCAAAGTTAAAAAAGCCCCTAGCTCCTGCTGAGATTAAATCAGACTCAGTAAACTCAGCGTCTAGGTGGGCAGACCTAGTATCAGTCTTAACCCGGTCGATGTCAGAGATAACTGCTGAAAGCGACACGCCAACAATCCACTTAGCGTCACCTCGAGACACGGCCTTTAGCCGCAATCCTTTGCGACCTAAGTCGTACCAGTGCCCATCGTGCTTGTTTCTAAGCTCCTTGATTGGGTCGGAGGAAGCCTTCTTTTTTTCTTCGTACAGAAACGTGTGGTCTGCGCCGACAATGTCGCTAATGCCGTTGTGATCCGTTGAGTTGGGAGCAACGATTAGGCTCTTCCCAATCGTGTCTTTATCTACGTTGTTCTGGTCGACTTCAGCTAAGTGGGTCCTGATGCGTTGCATCTCCTGCCACAAGGCACTTGGGTCGTCAGCCTGCTGGTCCTTTGGGTAACTTACCTTGCGAAAGTACATAAGCTACCTCAACTTGTTTTCAATGGTTCTGACGACCTGGCTCAGCTTACTAGCATCAGAAAGATCTGGCTTTGACGGAAGTCCAAGCGAAGACATAACCCGAGAAGCCTTCTCTGCCAAAGGCAAAGATTTAGGCACACCCAAACCAGCCTTAGTAATTGCGCGAGAAAGACGGCGCGAAAGCTTGTCCTGGCTTTCAACCGACATTACCGCTGCCTCTCTGCGCCCTTAGATGTTCGCCAAAGAACAAAGCTGTCGATTGAAAACGGCTCGTCGTTTGTCCCGTTTTCAAATTCAATCTCAATCTCGCGACAAACTACTGAGTTCGGAAAAACAAGACGTTGCATGAGCTGGGGTCGACCGTTCCACGTGGAGCTCCCCCACGTTTTTGTCGAATCACCCCAGCCAATCTTGCTCTCAAGGTCCGTGTTTTCTTCCTTGTTTGCCAGCGTGCCAAACTTGTTTAAGGCAAACGACATCTGGCCCTCAGCAACAGGGTTTCTGTTTTTGTACCACTTGACTGTAACCGAGTGCTCCCCGGTGTAAGGGAAGAATACGTCAATCCCGCTGACTTCCATCTCTTCGCCAGAAGACCACCCAGTTTGGGTTTGACCGTAAGGCCCAAACTTAATGCGCCCAGAGCAAGACCCTGCAGACACAGTAGGAAGCTTCCCTTGGTCAGCAGTCCCAGGGCGAAACTTGTAATCAAAAGAGTCGCCAAGCCCCCACAAAATTAAGTCTGAATTCTGAATTGAATCAACCGCGCTCTTTGCCTTCTTAGTCTTCCCTTTAGTTGTCGGGATCCTAGGTGAGTCACGGACAGACACTTCCTTGTGCGAGCGTTCGTCGTGGCGAATGCCAAGCACCGACTCGCCTTTGTAATGAGCAGCGGCAGTAACCTTTTGTCCTTTGATTACCGTTACGGCGTCTAACTGGTAGTGGTAGCAAAGGACGGTGTCGTTTTCGTTTCCGGGTCCACTTGGCAAAGCAATAAACAACCGGCGCTCTTTTTCATCAAGCCAAGAAACCGCGTTCCTAAGGCCCCTAGTTGAAACGTTTTTCCACCATTTGTTTAGGTTTGCAGACAGTGGCTTAATCGATCCACCGTTGTATTGGTACACGCCATCTCGGCCAACAAACACAATCCGCTCGTAAGCTAAAATTGAAGCCCTAGGGGCAACGCACCCAACAGACTCGTTAACCGGAGTAAGCACAGGAGTCCCATCAGAGGAGCCTGTGACCTGGTAGATAGAGTCTTCCTTAAAGATGATTAGCGAATCTTCCATCGCCACCATCCCCGTGATGTCTGAGTTGTCTCTACTGTTTACGTCAAGAAACTGGTTTGGGTCTGAGACTTGCTCTGGAAGATCTTGATCACTGTAGAAAACAAAAGACGGGCTTGAGTCTGTAACGTAATAACCGCGCCCCTTGAAGAAGGCGATGTACTTACTTGTCGGAGGCGGGGTCAGCCTTTCAGCTAAAGGAGATCCTAAGGCTGCAGAGTCAACAGCATCTTCATGGTCGTAAACCACTCGCTGGTTAACGCAAATTTGTCGCCAAAAGTAATACTCCCCGTCCTTCGCTCGTTTGTAGATGTTTCTCCAAACAATGTCTGACTGCGAGGGTCGGTCAAACCCTGTGATTTTAATTAGCGCCCTGTGCGGGTTTCTAGAAAGGGGAGTCCCCCCTGAGCCGTCTAAGGGGGGCTCAGGCTCTTCAATCCAGCAATTTTCTCCACCCCCGGTCCCGATAACATCTTTGCGAGTGTCGTGAAAGCTAGCGTTCTTGTAGATCTCTCCGACCTTAACGGTATTGCCTGGCTCGCTAGGCGATCCCTCTGCCCCGCTCTCGCTAACAAAAGTAGCTCGGTACTGCATTGTTTGGACAGAGCTCAAGTCATTGCCCCGATCACCCTCGCCAATCCCAACAAACTCATCATTGATAGAAAAGTCTGGGTCTAGTGCAAGTTGCCCGTCTGGGTCAGGAGAGACCTTTGCTGCGCTAGGTGGTGACGGAATTTCATGAACGCCAATTCTTGATGCGTAGTCTCCGTTCCACTTTAAATTTGCATCTACCCCGTTTGAGATAAACAAGTAACCGCCCCAAGTTGAGAAGTAGTCTCCCTCAAAGGGGTCCGTCCCTTCCGTTCGACGCGCAGCAATAAACTGGTTACCTTCAGGACTTGAAGAGTACTGCTCTTCCCACGGGCTTCCTTCTCCAATGTGCGGCAAGCCAGCCTTTTCCAGACTGTTCCCCCTAACTACTAGAATCCGACCAGCCTTGTACTTGTCTGCGCTTAAAGGTCCGATAGTGTTTGCTAGGCTTGTGTAGTGCGGCTCAGCCTTAGAGCTATCTCCTGAGATAGAAACAACCAGCTCGGTCGGCCCCCCTGGAACGGTGTACGAGGTAATTGCATTAACCCTCGTATTGAGCAGATGCGGGGTTAACCACTCCCAGTCAACTAATCCCCGGATGCCCTTAACCTTTTCTACTCGACCAACAACTTGGAAATAGCAGCCATCAACCTCTCGAGCCTCTCCGTTAGCCACGTAGACGCGGTCGGAAAGGCCTGAGGTAAGAATAGGGATGGCTCGGATGCCACGGCCCTGTGCGATTCTAGCCATCGCTTGCCCCTAGGTGTCTACTGTGCGAGGCCAACTGCCATCGCTAAATTGCTTGTCGTAAGCCCCGGGCTCTCCGTAGCCAATGCTAATGACTGTCCCTGGATCGGACTCTTCGTCGCGCTCCATTCGCTCAATCATCTCCATAGCTACGCTTCTCTTAAAGGACGATGCGGAGTAATTTTCCCCCTCGCTTAGAGCATAGCTTTCGGCTAGGTCGAGAATGACTTGGTGGAACTGGACAGGGATGTGCGGGACATCCGTGTCTAGAACCAATTCCTTAGGTGCGACAAAGTAAGTGATGTCAATCACATACTCGCCATCCGGGGGAGGCCAGGTCCTGATGTGGTCTGAGCCGTTAAGCTCAACCGCCATTGGTGATACCGAGCCAATGTTTGTGCCCATCGTTGCACCGGTAATGTCTAAGTCAAAGTGCTTAAACCCAATCGTGCTGTCTGTGTACAGGTCCTGCAAGGTGCTCGTAATGTAGTCGCTTGTTGGGGCGTTTCTGTGATGGAAAAACTCTGACCCACCAACCTTGGTCCGGTAAATAGAAACGCCGAAGTCAGACTGTCGAACGTAAGCCAAATCAACCCCGTTATTTGGGGCGCTTATCGTTACAGAAACCTCAGGAGAAAAAGGCCCAAGCTCCTGTGTCTTAGTATTGAAATAGCAGTACTTGTACTTGTACGTGCCTGGCACCATGCTGCCGCTACCATTTGTAATAGCGGTAGCTGTAGGTGCAGTACCGGGAACTGGAATCTGTGTGTGTCGCTCTATTGAGTAGTACTGCGGGTAAGATTCGTAATCCTTAACCGTCATCTTTTTCATGTGCTGTGGGAGAAGACTTTCTTTCTTCATGTGGCTAGTGAAGCCATTGCCCGTGCAAATAATAGACTCAACGCCCGCTGTGTTCGCAGGAAGCGGGTACTCGTCCCAGTAGATCTTCCAAGCGTCACGGTTTGTTGCGGTAGTGGTGGAGCCCCCGTAGTTGGCCTCGATGTACGCATTGGTCGTTGCGTCGTGGCTAGCGATTCGATGAACCGTGCCATCTGGACAAGACAATCGAGCTCCAGACCTAGTGGCCTTACCTGCGATTGTCGTCATGTTTGAGATAACGCGACTTCCAGCCGTAAAGGTCGCCCCTGGCGAAGCTACCGTTCCAGCAGCCGTTTCGGGGGCGTAAGTGCTGAACTGGTGGGTTCTCCGCAACCAGCTCCACGTCTGACGCCGACCACAGATGGTCATGTATGCGTCGTTGACGAAGTCTCCTAGGCGAGACTCATTTCCATCGAATCCGCGCCTACGTCCTAGGCGCTGCTTAAGTGTAGCAAAGTTCACCTGAGCCTCCAGTTCGGGGATCTAAGGGTGCAGGGCGGTCAGGTCGCCCCACACCCCTAGAGGTTACCCGAGTCTAGCGACCGGGATGTGATCGTCTGAGATAGACCGTGATGTCTAGCGGTCCCATCGCACTCGTGTCGTGTCCAGCTCCCGCGCGAAGAAAGCCAATGTAAAGGCAATCCTTAGGCGCGAGGAATACCTCTGCAGGAGAAGCATTTTCAGGCCCCTTAACCGTTGGCGTAATTGGGTCAGCGGCAGTGCTGATTGCGTGAGTAGCCGGGTTGGTGGTGTTGGTGTTGAGCCAGATGTTGCTAATGATCTTTCCGACCAACGCACCGTCAGGAATCCTAACGTTCACATTGTCTCGACCAGTAATAAACACCGACTGAGTACCATTAGAAGCGTGACTGCTACTAGTGATTGCTTTTTCGTTTTCAATAACGATTGACTCAATCTTCCAGTGCCCACCATCGGCTGACGAAGCGGGTGCCGTAAAGATGGGGTAAAGACATGAGTCCCCGTCAGTCGTAAGCAGTGGCCCTGAATTGGTCGTGTCGGGCAAAGCGATGCTCTTAGTGACCACCGCAAGGCCTGCTCCGTGAGTTTGATGCGCGCCTTTTACAGCGTTCCAAATTGCTCGCCCGAAACCTACGGGCGCTGTCTTAGTAGCCATTCTAAATTCTCTCTTTCTCGACCTGTTTAGGTAGGGGGCCGAAGCCCCCTACCCTCAGGTGTGTTGCCTGCCAACGGCCTAAGCGGCTGACAGACGAGTTTTCTACATGAAGGGACCAATAGGGTTGTTGTAAAGAACAATCTTTACGTTGCCCTGAGATCCATCAACAACAAGGTCAGCGCCATTGCTCAACGCCCCACCAAGCGGGTCGTTTGCGCGACCGCGAAGAGCCGTCAATACAGTCTCCAGCTCTGTTGCGCCCAACACGCCAGAAAGGACGGCGTTGGCCCCCCCGTTGTTGTTTGACGACAGCGCCGCGTTATTCGTAAGCGTGAACTTCACCGCGTTACCGATGTTGTCGTCCGCTACAAAAAGAGCAGCATTGCTGTCAATGTCAGCGCCGTCCGCATCGCAAAAAGCGAGAGTCTCGCCAGCAACACAGAAGGAACCAACATCACCAGCAGCCACAGACAGACTCTCGCAAACACCGATAGTCATAATGACCTGGTCAAGCTGAGTCGAGCCAGCAGCCGAACTCTTATCAACCGCGTAAGCCTCGGAGACTAGGTCCCCGTCTGCGTTTCGCGTGACAATCAACTGCACAACGTAACCCTGAATAAGAGCAACGGTCGACTTGTTGATTGCTTCAACAGTAATCTTTCTCGGAAGAGACAAAGCCATTTTCGTACTCCTTTCTAGGCGCTGTACGCGCCGCCAGCAAAGTTGAAGCAACCGTGCTCGCGAAGGTTATTGATCGTAAGGATACTGTGGAACTTGGTCTTGGAAATCCAAGCCCACTGCTCCTGCGCCAAGCGCCAGTCATCCATGAAGAAGTGAGCGTTGGGGTTAATCCAAAGCTTCATGTTGCCTAGGTTGGTCTGACCCTGGCTCTTGCCCTTAACGGGATCGAGCATTCCAGGCTCAAAGTTGTACCCAACCGAGCCACTTGGAGTGCCACCGGTCAGGTTCAACATGAAGCCTTCACCACTGTTCTCAGTGATGTTGTAGTCAGGGATAACCAGAGCACCCTTGAATCGGAGGCTAGTGAAGCCAGCGCTTCCCATGTCCTCGTCAACCAGAGCTCGCTCAGGACCACACCACTCCTCGTAACCGTCGTAGACAGCTGGGTCGACCAGCATGACGTCGGGACGACGACCAAACTTAGCGCACTCTCGGTACAACTTAGTCCAGGTCGGGATACCCTGAGTCATGAAGCCACCAGCGATCTGCTGGAACTGGTTGTGGTGGTAGGTTGCGTTCTTCGCGACGTTAGCGACAGTCCCACTCTGCGCTGCAGGCGTGGCAAAGTCGATCATTCCGCGAAGACCATCGATGTCACCATTCACACTCTTAGCTGTGTGAAGCTGCTCTTCGATGTAGTTACGCATCGTGATAGCGCACTGAGTCAACTCGGCGTCAAGAAGACGTCCGATCTGCTTCTTAGCGTTCTGGTTCAGGTCAACCTTGTCGCAAGCGACAACGGACTGGCAGGAAATCTGGCCCCACTCGTCCCAAATGAACGGCTTGGCAAACTCGCTGTCAGCGGTGTTGAGAACCTGCGTACCCTGGTAGGTCTGCACGTTCGGGTTTTCGGCGTGTGCGAAGGGGATTCGCGCAGATGGTGCAGCCTCGAGATGGATCGCACCCTTCTTGTACATAAGGTACAGAAGCGGCGATTGCTCGAGGATAAGCCATACAAGCTTTTCCCACGACGCACCCCACGTCAGCGTAAACGCCTTCGTGTAGTCGGTAAGTGTAGTTGAAAACGGAGCGCCCATTATTTCCTCACATAGTTAGGCCTAGCCCAACCGAGACCCTAAGTCTGAGTTCTGCCCCAAAACCGCATCTAGAATCTCATCCATCGACATTGTCGCGGTTGAGCCTACAGGCGATGAGGAAGTACCAGACTGAGAGCTTGCCGGCGGGGCTGCTTCGGCCCTTCTTTTGGCATTGTTGATAAGACGGCCCTCATTGACCGCCCTAATGGCTCGTTCCCCTGCCAAAGACAAAGCCGCGCGATACGAAGGCTCTGTCCCTGACGAGAGGAGACTGGTGATAGTTGGATCGTTTGAGTCAAGAATCTTTCGCATCTCACCACGAACCCGGTCGTCGCGAAACTCCCGGTATTGACTAGTCTTCATCTCTTCAAAGATGTTGTTAATTCGACTAGCCTCGCGATGCGGTGCAAAGGTTTCTGCAACTGAGTTAACCTGACCCTTAAGTGCCTCGATCTCCTGCATTAAAGCGAGTTCGCGCTCCGAAGAGCCCCCAGTCGCTTTAAGTCGAGCGTCCATTACTTCAAGTAGCGCCCCAAACCCGTCTCCGTTTTTTGCTTTTTCGGTGAATCGCTGACGCAAATCATCAACGCTTACTTCAGTCTCCTGAGGTGCGTTGTCGGCCCCATTTGGCCTTTGGCTTGCCTGCTGTGCCTGTAAGGCGAGGAAAGCCTGTTGGAGTTGGTTTTGTTGTTGCTGTAGTGCTGACCGGTCAGACTCAAGCTCACGCTTAAAATCAGCGAGATCTTGGGTCTTTTTAGTAAGACCGGATTGCATTTCTCGATAAATGGCGAGGTTCTCAGGGGCGAGGTCAAGTGGGTTACCTGACCAAAACGCTCCAGAACCGTCTTCACCATCGCTCGAGCCATCGGTCTCTGTAGCTTCTACTTCACCTTCAGAGTCGATCCCATCGGCGGCCACCGATAGGTTGTCGAGTTCTCCAGGCTCCGAAGAAATTTCAGAGTTGTCGTTGCCAAGCTCTGGATTCACGGAATCTCCATGCTGCAGTTAAAGTGAAAGGTGGTCCCGAACTAACTGCTCAAGTTCAGGCCTTTTAGTTGTGTTGGGAACTTTAAGCCCCAACGACTTAGCCTGGGCTTTAAGCCCAGTCCAAGTGTCTGCGACAATCGTATCCTTTTTACCGCCCTCAGTGTCAACGGCTACTTTGTCGTTTTCAGTAGAGTTATCGGCGGCTTCGGATTTATTTTTATCACGCTCAGCCCACCGACCCTTGATGTCATCCAAAGTATACCTACGAATGTGTGTCGTAGATTCACGCTTAGGAGCCTTGCCAGCCTCAACTAAACCGTGCTTCTTAAGGATTGCTTTTGCTTCTGACTTGGTGACTGTTTTATTTACCAACTCTTCTTCTGGGGCGTTTTCCCCAAAAGTGTACTCATCGTTGTGAATAACTTGAGTACGAACGTCAGCCATAAAGTCGTGCCTAAGGGTTCCTTTTCTGCGGCACCTTGGGCAGCTAATAAACCGAAACTCTTGTTCGTTCTGAGCCAAAAACCCAGAGACGGTAAAGCCTTGTTCGTGTTGATGGGCGCACCTAATGCACCGCATTGTATAGATTGGCATCCTTCCTTAACTCCTTCTAAAAGGCAGGGACTCCAGGTGACGGGCTAAACGCCCCCTGACTCCCTGCCGGCATTGTAAGCGGCTCTCCTGTAGCCGGGTTAACTGCAGCTCCCGCTGCAATAGATTCTTCTGGGGCCATCTCCATGCCGCCACCCTGAGGCGCTGCAGCCATTGGTCCTGACGCCTGCGAAGCAGCCTGACCAAACAACTGTGCAAAGCTGTCTCGTAACTCAGGGCTGTCTTGCTCCCAAAGCGAAAGTGCCTTGTTGTAAAAAACAGCAACCGCTTCTGGGGGAACTTGAGCAACCGTCAAAGCTTGCGCTGCTGATGCAAGAGCGTTCATAAAGCCGATGTAAGCCTGCCGCTCAGCCTCTGGCCCTACTGGCTTCATGCTGCCTGCGTGGACGCCAACATCGAACTCGCCACGGATGTCATTTCTGTTGTAGGTCAGCGGCTCATCTTCGCCTGTAATTCTGACCCAACGGTTAGCGTCGTAAAATTGCTGCATTACCTGGAGAGTCTTTCGCGCAATCGTTTGAACAAACTTTTCAAAGATGCGGAGCTTAGACTCAGAACGCCCTGCGTGCATTGCAGCCCGGTAAGATATTTCCGTTGCAGACTTAGCTGAGCTGCGGCCTCCGCGCATTGCTTCGTCGCCAGCCCCAACCTCGTTAAGCACCCCGCGAAGAATGTTGTACGTTCCCAAAAACTCTTGAGGAAACGCGGGCATTACTAGGTTGCGAACATCGGCAGATACGTTCTTACTTTTTGCAGCAACCATTTGAGGCATCTTCGATGCAAGAGCTGCCTTGGCTTGTTTGTCAAAGATGCCGTCCTTGTAGACCGTCTTGAGCGCCATGCTTGCTTCAAGGCCCTCTACTGCTCCGTCGAGAAGTCGCTGAAGCTTTTCTGCGACTGGAAGCATCTTGTGAACAAGCGAAATGCCATAGAACTGGTCGTTAACCTTTTCAAACCTGAGGTCAACAAACGGGTAGCCCTCCATGTCTAGGGGCGATAACGCATGCTTTAGAATTGTCGGGCCGGTGTGGTCTTTGTTTGGCTGCTGGCAGGTCCAGAGGACGCGCATCTCTTTGACGCGACGACGCTTTCTTTTTCCGTCAACGCGAACGATTCTGCTTGCCCAAGAGTGGTACCAAATTTCGTACACCTCAACGTGCTCGGCTTCTTCTTTGCGCCAAACGTTTCCGATTGAGTCTTCGTTGAGCTCGTCTAGGGACTTAACTTTGTCCGCAGTCAGATGTTTTGTTTTAGCAAAACGTGGGTCGTTCTTAATTTCATCAATGTGAATTAAGTGCCTAATAGCAACCCAGGGCATCTTGTGGATTTCGTCATACCCAGGAGGAAACACAAAGTTAAACGGAGAAACCCGCACAAGCGTAGCGTGCGCTGCTGGCCTGTCTGCTGGAATCCCTAGGGCCTCGAGTCGGTCCCTAATGGTCTTCATGTCTTCGTCGGCGTCTGCGTACTCATCCTCATCGAGGTCTCTGTCGTAGTCTTCAACAGGGACAAAGACGCCGGCTGGTTGATAGGTAATGCGACCTACGCCTGCAGAAAGAATAAGCGCGTCATCGAGCACCTTTCGGCACTCGTTGTTAAAGCCACCCTCTTCCCACTCGTAAGCAAGCGCAGACTGGGCAAGCTTTGCCTTCATTTTGCTGTCGTCCATTTCGCTAGACTTTCGCGGCCTAGCGTAAAGAGACGGGTCGTTGTGGAAGATGTGTGGGCGTAGCGCATCTATCGATGAAGAGATCAGCGCAAGGCCGCGCTCCCCAGAGTTCTTTTCAATGCCCATTCTGTAGGCGTCGGTTAGCTTGCGCCAATCGTCAAAGTGGGCTTTTCGTATAATTGATTCTGCAGTGATGACCTTGTCTAAGATCTTCCCTGCATCCTCTGGTTTGATTGAAACGTTCGTTGGGTCAAACTTCGCCATTAGAGCCACCTTGCGCCTATCAAAGATCTTTTGTTTCTATTGAGATCTTCTTCTTCATCAAACCAAGCCATACCGTTGGAAGTGGGGAGTTCTTTTTTTCTTGGATCTGCCCTACTCACCGAACCGTATTCAATATCGCACACTGCCTGCGCTTGAAGCCAAGACATAACTAAATCGTCATGCTCTCCGGGCGGCGCACCTACTTTTACCCGTTTGTGCATCTCATCCCCAGCAACAAGTGCAACTGAGCTCGTTGTTTTTCTTGTTAGCTCCATGAACATACGCATTTCACGCATAAGTCGCTCGCTTCGGATAACTGGCATCTTTGAGTTGATGATGTCAATTCCTACGTGAACCATCACAGGCTTAGTGGCAACACTTGTAGTCCAACCATAACGAGCATCAAAGTTTACAGCTTCAATATTTTCTCGCTGGTACAGGTTCCAGTACTCGGTTTGCATGATGCCAAGCGAGACTGCGTGGCCGACTCCGTTGATCTCCCACGACAAGAGAGCTTCGTTGTAGTGAATGCAAAGAAGGACGGCAATCTCCGAAGTCTGCAGCGCTTCCATCTTTGCCTGCACTTCAGCAACTTGGACTCGCGTATCAGCTCGTATTACTTGAATTGCAGTGTAATCGCCTGAGGACCTTCCAGAGGCAGGGTCAACCGCAACGATGTACTTGACGCCCTCCTCCGGGTACTCCCAGATCCAGAGAGCCTCAGAAGCGCTTTGACCTTTTCCCGACAACTCAGGCTCCATATACCCAGCAAGGTTTACTCTTTTTTCTGGAGAAGCTTTGTCTGAGCTATCGACAATCCAGCCGACAAATAGTGGCCTTGTGGTTCCTGCCTTTTCAACAGCAGCTAGTGCAGGCTCTTCAAAGACCCGACTAGCAGAGAAGGCAAACGCCTCTTCTGGCTTTCCTGGGTACTCTTGTTTGAATAAGTTCCAGTCACCCTGGCACTTGTCCATCCAAGTCTTGTGCGCCCAGTAGGCTTGCTCTGGAGATAAGTCGTATTCTTGAATCATCCCCATCAATGACTCATCAAATCGCTCAAGTATGTCTGAGCTTGATACGCCCTCCGGAAGCTCTCTCTTGTAGTTTGGCATTGAATGCCACGGGTAAAAGATAGCCTCCCAGTCGCTTTCAATCTTGTTGCCTCGAGAGTCCTCCCCCTTCCAGGCTTTCCAGAACTCTCGGTGAAAGTAGCCACCCGTTCCGTTTGCAGTCGACTCAAGAACAACAAGTGTTTCTGGGTCATCTGAAATTGTCTGCATCAACCCAAGCATGAAGGTCTCTGGGTCGCTCCAGAAGCCAATCTCAGAACCGTGAAAGTAATGAATCTCAAAGCCGCGCGTAGAGTGGACGGCGTCTGCCACCGAAACCTCAAACCTTGAGTTTAAACCCGCAGTCTCATCTAGCGGATGAGTCATCCAAAGTTCGTTGTCGTTATTTCTGCGTAGCTCTGGACGAAGGTCTTCTACCTGAGCCTTTTTATCTAGTGCCTCGAGCAGGTCGTCGGGGTCTTCATACTTTGTTGGCTTGCCCCCATCGGACCCCTTGCTTGGCAAGTTGTCGTACATCTTCTTAGCCATTAAGAAAACGTTGTTTGTTGTGATCCGATCTACAGCAGTAACAAAAGCCCTTCGGTCCCTGTTCGTAAGGCACTGATGAAACGCTAAAGCCTGAGTGACAGTGCTAAGCCCCATTCGCCTAGCCTTAAGAACAATAAAGCGACCAGGCTTACCTGCCTTGCGCGCAGCCATGAGCTTTTCGTAAAAATCCAGTTGAATTGGATTCAACTTTAAGGGGACCGTCTCGCCCACCTTCCCGTGCATAGAGGTCTCTGGACGGTTTAGTACCCTTAAGTAATTTTCACAGAACCACGGGAAGTCCTTAAACTTTTCGGTAGTAGTGAGGCGCTCCGCGATTTCTCGGGAGCGCTTTAGACTCATCGCCTTTCTAGGCACTACGTTGAGCTGGTGACTTCAGCCAGCTCCTCCGCAGTAGGCCCCGTTCGCTTACTGGCTTTCTTTGCGTTGTCTTGCACTGCCTTAATCCGAGCAACAATTAAGTCGACTGCCTCTGGTCGACAGACGCCTTCGTCGTTTCGCTCCGATTGCTCAGCAACAAGAATCCTAGATAACTGCCCCAGGTCCTTGATCTTTCTTAGGTTTGCTCTAAGACCGACTAAGTCTGGAACGTACGCATCGACCACGGTGCCCTTGACCGTGTCTGCCAAGATTCGTTTAAACCGCTTAACGTGGGCCTCGGTTGCATACTGTCGATAAAGACGAAGGCCGCGCATCTTTGCGCCGCAAAAAACGTCCATTAGCGCTTCTTCTAAAGCGTCTGTTTCCGACATTGCCCCTTCGTAACTGTCCCGGCCAGACTCAACGTATCTCTTAAACCTAGTTTGAACTTCTCGGTTTGAAAGGCAGTTGTCTAGTTGGTCAAGAGTCAGGGTTCGTTGGTTTCGGTACGTTTTTCCGTTTGTTGTCTGTGACATTTCGCTCATGACAAAAACCTAATCAACCGGAGAAACGGGAAGCGAAAGACTTGTTGTCTTGACGACTTTACCTGTCTCACGAAGCTCATCACGTCGTGCGGTAATCGCATCAAGAAGTGACTTTCGCCCTTTGCCGTCAAGCTCATCGTCGTACAGAGCGTCGAGCTCTTCGTCCGAAAGTCCCGGCAGTTCTTTAATGACAGCTTTTACTGTCATGCTGTTAATGTTTCCAATGCTCATAATAGTCTCCTTCTGTCTAGCTATTCGTTGCTAAGACAATCGTAAGACTACACTAAGTGATGGCAAGCTGTGTTGGCGACATCTAAGTTGAGTGATACCATCCGAGCGCATGCGCGCGCAGTCCAGGCTTGACTGGGCCGATGGGCCTCGGAGGATACCTCCTTCCTTCCTCTGGGGCCCTGGTCTGGGCTTACCTTCGTAGGGCCCGCATCCGAGCCTCAAGCTCAGCGCGCTCCATTGCCATAGCAGCATCTCGCTCTTGCATCATTCGAAGCCGTTCCTTTTGAGCTTCGACCATTTCAATGGTTCTAGCCGCTTGCTCAAGGCTCATAAATGGGCGAGCTCTTTCAGCAGCCTCAGCCTGTTGTCCGTAAACGACTCCCATTCCCGGAGCCATTGTCATTGGAATCTTTGCCGGCTGACTTCGAACAACCTCGCGAGCAGGCGCTGGCATTAACGGAGGAACCGGCTCAGGCATTCGATCTGCCCTAGTCATGTTCATAGAAGGCTGGGCCATTGGAGGGCCACTTACCATCTCAAGTCCAGTAGGGTCAGCGTATCCTGCAAACAATTCGCCAACAGGCATGCCATCAAGCATCGGACCTTCTGGAGGAGCAGCCCTAAGCTGTTGTTGAATAGCTAAGCGTCTAGCCATGTCTGGGGTCACGATTGCGTCTGCCATCACAAACTCCTTAAGCGCTTTTCTCTAGCACTCTAGTAAGAGAAGAGACCGAAGCCCGAAACGCATGCCGTTGCTTTGTCTCAGGGTCATAGTACCGATATTCGGCGTAGGGTTCAGCCTTCTTAATACTAAGGCATTTCTTAAATCTAGCCTGAATACTAGGCTCTAAATCTTTGTACCCGTCGATGTCTTCGACAGAAGAGAATCCTGTTGGAATCCAACCAGGGACCGACATAGCACCGTCGTGCGCCTCTAGACCTAGCTTGGCTTTGTTAAGAATTTTTTCGCACTCAACGTGGGTACTGAAGAACCCGTAAAACCTACGGCCCTGGTTATCCTCTACTGAGCCGTTCCTAGCCCAGTACTTCGTACCCTTAAGGATTGTGGTGCCACAGGCAGAGCAAACTCTTTGTTTGCGAGTTCGCTGCAGACGTCGGGAGTGAATAGCCAAACTAATATCCTTTTAACAGTTGGCTGCGGCGGCTGGGATCGAACCAACGACCAAGGGAGTAACAGTCCCCCGCTCTACCTGCTGAGCTACACCGCAATTACTTCTTCTTCGCCCTAGTCTTTCGCTTTACGACTCGACGCTTAGTTGTTGTCTTTTTGGCCGTAGTCTTTTTTGCTACCGACTTCTTTTTAGTCGCAGTTTTAATGCGAGACGACTTAACTGCAGCAGCGGCCTTAGGCGTGTTCTTTACGAACTGTTTTCCCTTAGCTGTCCCCGCTCGTTTTTTGCGGGTAGTAGCTGCGTACTCGCTAGAAGAAAGTTTTTTAATTGCCTTCTTCGGCATGTAGCGCTCGCCAGTCTCAGAGCTCTTCTTTCCAGACTTCGTTTTCCACTTTTCCTTAGTCCAGTTTTTGAGACTTCGCTGCGACTTCTTGAGCGCCATTATTTCTTTTTCCAGCTTTTCCGAGCGGTAGCCTGGGCAGTCTTTCCTAGGTCACCGTAGTGGTACAAGCGCTTGCTCGAGGACGTATGGTTGGCTCCGCTGTGGAGCTGGCCATTCTTCATCTTGTGCATCTTGCCTTTGTGCTCTTTGCCGCTCTTTAGGTAATGCTTAACTCCCATTGCCATTATTTGTACCCTCCACCTTTCTTCTTGTATTGAGTTGCGAGTAGCTGCGCTTTCCGAGCAGACCACTGGCCGGACTTACCGCCCTTGGAACCAGCTTTAATCTGCTCAAACAACCGCTTTCGCATTGTTGGTTTTGTGTAGTTACCGGCTGCGTTGACAGTGCTCTTCTTCTTCGCAGCAGGCTTCCTAGTCGTCTTCTTCTTTACCGGCATGGGTCCTCCTACCACTTAACCTTGTCTGCCCAGTATGCAGCGGACATCTTCCCCTTGGCGATGTTCTTCGCGTGACGGGACTTAAAGCTCTTCCGCTTCGCCTTCATCCGAGCCCCCTCGCCAGCCTTGGCCTTCCCGGCAGTCTTTGCTCCCTGCTCGCCAAAGCGAATCGTCTTAACCTTGTTCCCCTCCTTAGCGACCACGACGTGACTCTTCGTCTTGTGGTTTGGAGTCCGCTTTGGCTTGTTGACGCCTTTAACGCCAGCAGCTTTCACA